AGGGAGTTAAATAACCTTATCAAGAATCTAAGATTCACAGATGATCAAGGTTCATTTAATCCTGCAAGTTATTCAGCTGTGTATAAGTTAAACACAATTGGAAGAGTAGCAGGAAGTAAAAGCTGGCATGTCTACAAACCATCAAGAGTAAGAAATCTTGATGTTGCTAACAAAGATGATGCATCTATGTATGAGATAGCAGCACAACTTCAGAAATCAGTTTCTAAAGGTGTTGCTAAACCTAAATACGATGCTAGTCAGAATAAGCAAGACATAGTATAATAAAGTGTTATAACAACGGCGCTGGAGGGAGACTGAAGGCGCCGTCTAATTATGAAAGATTTTAGAAAATATTTTAGTGGGTTAGAAAGAGACTTTGGTTTCTGTAATGTTAACAATGGTTATCATGATCCACAAACAAACAAATTAAAATTTGATCCAGGCGATTATGGCTGGTCTAAAAGAAATATATCTGATCAAGATTATCAAGATCATTTAGATGGTAAACGTGCAATAGGTATACAAGCATGTGATGATAAAGGTATGGCTAGCTTTGGTGCAATTGATATTGACCCATCTGATTATTCTAGCTTTGACATTCATCATTATTTAAAAGTAATTCAAGATAAAGACTTACCTGTCATACCAATTAAATCAAAAAGTAATGGTCTTCACATTTATGTATTTACAGCAGAGAAAGTGCCCGCAACTTTAATTAGAGAATTTTTACAAAATTTATTATTTTTATTTGGACTATCTTCTAAGACAGAAATATTTCCTAAACAAACACAACTAGGAATGAATCAAGATAATGTTAGAACTTCTGGATCATTTATTAATCTACCTTATTTTAAAAAGACAGAGCGTAAAGCATTATTACCAGACGGAACAGAACTAGAGTTTGAAGATTTTATAAACGTAGTAAAAGATAATTTACAAACAAAAGAATCATTAAAAGAAGTATCAAACAAAAAGGTAAAAGAAATTTTAACTGGTGGCCCAGAAGATTTATTAGATGGTCCTCCATGTTTACAGATGATATGCAAACAGGTTCAGGAATCAGGAAACAAATTAAAAGATGAAAGAGATAGATTCTTATTTAATTACATGGTGTTTGCTAAGAAAAAATTTAAGGACGAGTGGGGTAAAAAAGTTTTAAATGCTGCAAGAGATTTTATTAAGTATGATGAAGTTTGGGGTGATGACAAAGTAAATCAAAAAATAAAAAGTTGGGGTAAAGATACAGCTGGACATACTTGTCATGACTTACCTATATCTTCTTATTGTGCAAAGGGAACTTGTTTACGTAGAAAGTTTGGTATTGGTAGTCACAAAGAAAGTAGTTGGCCTCAGATATCAGGATTAATAAAAATATGTTATAAACCTGACCCAGAATATTTCTTTAATGTAGAATTATCTGACAGTAAAGTTGTTCAAATACATGCAAAACATATAAAAAAGATTTCAGAAATGAAAGAGATGAGAGCGCTTATAGCAGACCAAACATCAATATTTCCTCCCATCATTAAGAATAATGAATATCAGCCTATCCTGGACGCTCTATGGGCCACTAAAGAGGATATTAAACCACCTGCTGGTACTAATCCAATTGAGATGTTAAAGAAATACTTAGAAGATTATGTAAACGGACCCGAAGCTAAGACATATGCTTCATTCAAAAGTGGTGCTGTATTAAAAGATGATGAATATTATTACTTTGACTACGATAAATTTTATGAAGAGATAAAAAGAAATGAATGGAATCAAGACAGACCTAGAACAGGTACTTTAGTTAAAACTCATTTCAAAGGTGAGTTTGGTATTCAAAAAAGATTTCCAAAAGGAGAAAGTGAAAAATCATTTCCACCTGTAAGATGTTTAAAAATACCTGCAGGTGATTTAATGAAAGAAGAAATACCAGATGAAAAAATAATGATAGAAGATAAAGAGAATATTGTATAGTGAAAAAACCAATTAAAATATATGGTCCACCAGGGACAGGTAAAACGTTTAGATTAATTCGTAGAGTTAATGCTTACATTAGAACTGGTACACCTTATCACAAGATAGGTTATTTTGCTTTTACAAGAAAAGCTGCAGGTGAAGCTAGAAAAAGAATTGGTGTAGATGAAAAGCAAGCTCCATACTTTCAAACACTTCACGCATTTTGTTTTCATTTACTAAATAAAACTGAAGAAGATATTATTCAACCACATCACTATGAAGATTTAGGTAAGATGTTAAATGTAAGAGTTAATTTTACAGACAAATATAATGAAGAAGAGACACATTTTTTAACTTGCAACAATCCTTATTTTCAAATGATACAAAGGGCTATCAATAAAAACATAGACATAAGAGATGAATACGATTTAAATGAGCACGATAGAAAAGATATATACTGGCCTACTCTCAAGCATATTAATTTAAATTTACAGGAATATAAAAAGAAAAATCATTTATTAGACTTTAATGATTTGATCACTCAAACTATTGACTCTAATAAAATACCTAAATTTAAGGCAATTTTTATTGACGAAGCACAAGACTTATCACCATTACAATGGAAGCTATATGATAAATTAAAAGAACATTGTGATGACATGTATTTAGCTGGTGATGATGACCAAGCTATTTTTGCCTGGGCTGGTGCTGATGTAAATAGATTTATAAAAGAACCTGCTACAGAAAAAGTTTTAAGATATTCGAGAAGAATATCTAAAGCTGTACAGCAACAATCTCAAATAGCAATAGATCGTATATCAGGCATCAGGAAACACAAAGAATATCTTCCTAGAAGTGAAGAAGGTTATGCACAACATATAAGTAATTTAGGACAAATTGATCTTACAAAAGGTAAGTGGTTGATTCTTACAAGAACTAAGGACAATTTATTAGATATAGCAAGACAATTGAAATCTAAAAATATTTATTATCAAACTAATAAAGGTAAAAGTTTTAATGTTGGAATGTATAACGCAGCGATGCTTTATACTAAATGGATACGTGAAGGACAACTTGAAGAAAAAGAGATTAATGATGTCAGAGATTATATTCCCAATGGGAATTGGAATCCTGAAAAAAATTGGTATGACATTTTCGTTGGTGATCAGAAAGAAATACTTTACATTCGAAATATAATTTCTGGAGGTGAAATACTTTCTCAAAATGCAAGGGTTTGGTTATCTACAATTCATGCAGCGAAAGGTGGTGAAGAAGATAATGTAATACTATCTTTACACCAAGGGGGTAAAGTACAGAAAGGTATTCGTCTAAGTATTGACAAACAAGATGAAGAGAATAGAGTATGGTACGTGGGTATCACAAGAGCAAGAAATAACTTATATAAACTGAAAGCAAAAAAGATATTAAAGGAGTATCAACTATGACACATAAAGATATATTTGAAGAATCATTTCCACAATACACCCAGGTAGGTGGGAATCATTACACTAAGTTTCCTATTCAACCTTATGAATTTATTTCAAAAAATGATTTATCATTTTTCCAAGGCAACGTTATTAAATACGTTTGTCGTTACCAGAGAAAAGGAGGAGCAGAAGATCTTAAAAAAATTGTACACTACTGTCAATTAGAGTTATTAAAATTAAATGATATGAAAAAGAAAAAATAATGCCTAATAGAAATTTTAAAGCAAAAAATATTACTGTAAACAAACATAAATTTCGTTTAGAAGTTTATGGTAGTTTAGTTGATTGGGAAATATTTCCCCATACTTATGATGCAGCTTTGTATGCATTCAGTAATAAAAATAAATTAAATAAATTAGTAAAAAAGAAATACATATTATCTAAATGAAGATACCTAAATACTTAACACAAACCGAATGGGTAATGCCCACTGAATATCCTGATCTAAGAGATTATGATGAGATTGCAATCGACTTAGAAACAAGAGATCCTGATTTAAAATCAAAAGGTTCTGGTGCAGTTACAGGTAATGGTGAAGTAGTTGGTATTGCAGTGGCTACTTATAATGACAAATGGTATTTTCCAATTGCTCATGGTGAGGCTCCTAACATGGACAGAAAGAAAACTTTAGAATGGTTTAAAGATATTTGTGAATGTTCTGCTACAAAAATATTTCATAATGCTATGTATGACGTATGTTGGATACGTAATTTAGGTATAAAAATCAATGGTTTAATTGTAGATACTATGATTGCATGTTCTGTTTTAGATGAGAATAGATTTGCATACACACTTAATGCTTTGTCATGGTTTTATTTAGGTGAAGGTAAAAATGAAAGAGCTTTGAATGAAGCTGCAAAGTCAAGAGGACTTGATCCAAAAGCTGATATGTGGAGATTACCTGCAAGTGAAGTAGGAGCTTATGCTGAGAAAGATGCTGAATTAACTTTTAAACTTTGGCAACACTTAAAAAAATTATTAATAGAAGAAGATTGTCAACAGATATTTAATTTAGAGACTGATCTGTTTCCTTGTTTAGTCGATATGCGTTACCTAGGGGTTCGGGTAGACGTGACAAAAGCCAATCAATTAAAAAAAGAATTAACCAGAAAAGAAGAACGATTAATACACCAGATAAAAATAGACACAGGAATAGAAACTCAGATATGGGCCGCAAGAAGTATCCAAAAAGTTTTTGAAAAACTAAATTTACCCTTTGACAAAACTGAAAAAACAGGTGCGCCTTCATTTACTAAAAATTTTCTCTCTATGCATGAACATCCTACAATTAAGATGATAGCAGAAGCTAGAAAAATAAACAAGGTCAATACAACTTTTATAGATACAATATTAAGACATGAACATAATGGTAGAATACACGCAGAAATAAATCAAATTAGATCTGATGATGGAGGTACAGTTACAGGTAGATTTAGTTATTCTAATCCTAACCTACAACAGATACCAGCAAAAGACCCTGAGACAGGTCCATTAATAAGAAGTTTATTCTTACCTGAAGAAGGGTGCAAGTGGGGTACGTTTGATTACTCTCAACAGGAACCCAGATTGGTCACAGAGTACGCATTAAGATTTAAACTTGCTTCTGTAAATGAAATTGCAGATTCATATGATCATAATCCTAACGCTGACTTTCACCAGTTGGTAGCGGACATGGCTAAGATTCCAAGAAGTCAGGCTAAAGTAATTAACTTAGGTTTGTTCTATGGTATGGGTAAAGCTAAACTTATGGCAGAGTTAGGAGTAACTAAAACTAAAGCTGATGAAATTTTTGGCATATATCATAGTAAAGTTCCTTTCGTAAAACAACTTACAAATAAACTTATGACTGCAGCTCAACGAAATGGTAAGATTAAAACTATTTTAAACAGGAAATGTAGATTTCCTAAATACGAACCTATATTAAAAGGTAATGATTGGGGTAAATATATACCACCTCAAGATCATGAAAGAATGTTAGAACTTCAAGCCATGGGTCCTTACATGAAAGATGATGAAGGTGAATTTATTATTGACAAAAGTGGTAATAAACAAAAAAACTATTGGCATGAAAATGATAGTCGTAGAGCATTTACTTACAAAGCATTAAATAAATTAATTCAAGGATCAGCTGCAGATATGACTAAAAAAGCTATGTTAGAATTGTATAAAGAAGGTATTACACCACACATACAGATACATGATGAGCTTGATATATCTGTTATTAATGATTTAGAAGCTGCAAAAATAAAAGATATAATGGAGCATGCAGTTGATTTACAAATACCTAATAAAGTTGATTATGAATCTGGTCCCAATTGGGGTCAAATTAAATAATGTCTAGAATTATTGCTGTTCATAATTCACACAATGCTTCAATCTGCGAAATACAAGACAATAAAATTGTATACTTTCAAGAAGCAGAAAGAATAAACAAAAATAAAAAGAGTAGAAATTTTTACGTTCTTTTTAAAAAATATCAAAATCAAAAGTTTGATAAATTTATTTTAGTTGTACATTATAATTTAAATATTGTTGATATAATAAAAAAAGATATAGAAGATTATTTTCTTGAACTAAATATTCAGTGCAAAGAAATACAAATAGAATATGACCATCATTTTTTTCATGCATGTTCATCATTTTTTAACTCAGGTTTTAAAAAATCATATGCTTTAATCATAGATGGAAATGGTAGTTGTATAGATAATAAATATAATGAAATGATATCTTTATATTATTTTAATAAAAATAATTACAAAACTATATTCAAAGTTTATTCTACAGATAATGGTGAAGAATTTGTTGATGGAAAAAATATATATTTAAACACAATTAGTTTAGGAGAAATGTATGAGCATGCAAAGAATTTATGTAATTTTAAAGAAGAAGGTTCTGTCATGGGATATTCTTGTTATTCTAAACACAATCAATATTTAAATTTATTTACAAAAAGATTTAATCACCCTTCAATAATACAAAAAAGATTTTTTGAAACTTCTAATGATAAAAGTAATATTTGTTATCAAGCTCAAAAAAATTTAGAGAATATTATATTAAACTATGTAAAAAATATTATTAAATCTAAAGATAGAAATTTGTGTGTATCTGGTGGTGTTTTTCAAAACACAGTTTTAAATAGTAAAATACTTAACATCTGTCCTAATTTATATGTAGATCCATTTGCAGATGACAGTGGTTTATCTATGGGAGCAGCCCTGTGGGATGTAAATAAAAATAAATTTAACAGTAAAAAAATATGTAATTTAAATTTAGGAGATTTACCAAACTACGATATTCTTTCTTTATACAAAACAATTAATGTAACTCCAAAAGAAGTTGCAACATTAATATTAGAAAAAAATATTGTAGCTATATATCAAGGAAGAAATGAATTAGGTAAAAGAGCTTTAGGAAATAGATCTTTTTTATATGATCCTACAGATCAACATGGAAAAGATAAAATAAATTTGTTAAAAAACAGAGAGTGGTTTAGACCAACTGCTGGAACAGTGTTGCACGAACATGCAAAAGAATGGTTTGATTTAAAAACAAAAAAAGAAACACCATTTATGTCTTATGTTTTTAATGTAAAAAAACAAGGTATTCCAGGTATTACTCATGTTGATAATACATGTCGTATTCAAACATTAAAAAAAGAAGATAATTATCACTATTATAATTTAATAAATGAATTTTATAAATTAACTAGTGTCCCAATATTATTAAATACCTCTTTTAATTTTGCAGGAAAACCTTTGGTAAATAGCGTGGAGGACGCAATAGACACTTTGACAGATAAAAAAAATTTATTTAAATATATATACTTTCCAGAAGTTGGAAAATTATATTACAAATAAGGATAAAAAATGGCTTACCTAAACGCAAATATTCCTGTACAATACGCGCAAATAAAAAAGGAGTATTTATATGACCTTAAAAAACATCATGGAGAAGTTGAAGATTGTATTATCTTCGGTCTTACCTCTTTGGGAGGGCGTGCTATCTT